TTGTATTTGTGGCAGAAGCAGTCGTTAGGTTAAGAGTTGATGCCAGCGGTGCGACAAGAGCATTAAATGGTGTACAGAATCAGACAAATAAATTACAGAACTCATTTAATGGCTTAAGAACTGCGATTGCTGCGACTGGTATCACTTTAATTGGTAGGCAAGCAGTTAGAACCTCAGCAACATTTGAAAAATTAAATGTAAGATTAAAACTTCTTACAAAAAGTGGTCGAGATTTTGCAAAGTCTCAACAGATTGCGGCTGATGCTCAGAAAGCTTTTGGATTGAGTGCAGTCGAAGCTTTAGAGGGAGTTACAGATATCACAGCAAGACTAGCTCCACTGGGGACATCAGTTGAAGATATAAGGACTGTATTTTTTGGATTCAATACGGCTGCAAAATTAGCTGGTGCATCAGCGATTGAATCATCAAACGCATTTAGACAATTAGCACAGGCTCTCGGCTCAGGAAGGCTGGCTGGTGATGAGTTTAGGAGTGTTTCAGAACAAGTGCCAACTATTCTTGCGCCAATAGCAGAAGAACTTGGAGTTACTATTGGACAGCTTAAAAAATTAGCTGCTGATGGCAAATTGACCAGTGAAGTTGTACTTAGAGCTTTGGGAAGGGTCGGAAATGAAGGGAGTGGATTTCTGAAGCAATTACTTGCAAATGATCCTACTCAAGTATTTAAAAACTTTAGTAACGCAACTGAGGATCTTTCAAGACGATTTGGTGATGAGCTAAGGCCAGCAGTTGAATCAGTAACAAAAAATCTTACATTATTGATTAATAAACTTTTAGAGTTTTCTAACTCAGATGCTGGAAAAGTTGCAATATTAGTCACAAAAATAGCTGTTGCTGCAAAGCTTGTAGCGGTTGCTGTTCCTCTTGTTACAGGTGCTGTCACTGCATTGTTAGCCAAATTAAGCATGGTCGGAGCAGTGTCTTTGATTGCAAAAGGTGGTTTCACAGGTTTGTCGGCGACATCATTGTTGGCCGCAAAAGGTATAGGGGCTACGACTGTTGCTCTTGGAGCTTTAAAAATTGCAATGATAGCCTTGCCGATTGGTGCTTTAGCTTTACTTGTTGGTGGCCTTGCAACTCAATTTATGAAAGTAAGAAGAGAGGCAAAAGAGTTTCAAAGTATTATTGCTGAGGGTTCTGGAGAGGAAGTAGAAAAAGCATTAAAAAAACAACAAGACGCACTCAAAGAAATAGATAAAAGATTAGCAAAAACAAGTGGAAGAGCAGAAAAAGCATTAGAAAGACGAAGAAAAGAGATTGAACTAGATATTGAGGCACTACAAAAAAGACAGGAAACTTTAGCGGAAGAAGAAAAAATTACAGAAGAGCAAAAAAAACAAAATGAAGAAAAGAAAAAATCAGCAGAGTTAATTAAAAAGCAACAAGAAGAAACAGAAAAATTAAAAGAAAAATTTATGGAAATAGGAAAAAGTATTGAGGACGGAGTTGTTCAAAATCTTACAGACGCTGCAATGGGGACAAAGACGTTAGGTGAGGCAGCAATAAGTGTTTTAAATAACCTTAAAAGAAAACTTATTGAGGTTGCTATGCAGCAAGCAGTTTCTGGTCTTGGAAACTTCTTAGGTACTGCTCTTGGCAATATATTTGCTGGTGGTATTGGTGGTGGAGGCCCCGCACCATTTAAACCTGCTGCTGGAACATTTGGTACTAATATTCCAAGCGGATCTGCATTAAAAGCTGGATCATTTGGTATTTCATCAATCAAAAGAGAAAATGGTGGGCCAGTTATGGCTGGGGGCAGTTATTTAGTAGGAGAAAAAGGCCCAGAAATGTTTACACCATCACGCAGCGGTACAATTATTCCAAATAATGCAATGGGTGGTGTTACAAATAATATTGTTATAAATGTTGATGCCTCTGGCACTGCTGTTCAAGGTAATGACGCAGAATCAAATCAATTTGGAGAGCAGCTTGCCGCAGCTATACAGGCTGAGATAATAAATCAAAAACGGTCTGGAGGTTTATTAGCATAATGGCAACTTTTCCTATAACAAATCCTGTTTATAACACAAGGATCAATGCAAGACCTAAAGTAAATACTTTGAGTTTTGGTGATGGCTTTGAACAACGCTTGACAGAGGGGTTAAATCAAAATCCTTTGTCTGTTAATTTAACTTTTGAGCTAACTCAAACTGACGCAGATACAGCCATAGCTTTTTTAAATGCAAGAGTAGAAGATGGAGCATCTTTTGATTACACATTGCCTAGTGAATCAACCTCAAGAAAATTTGTCTGCACTTCTTTTCCTAGATCAATACCATTTTTGAATAGGGTTACATTGAGTTGTGTATTTAGAGAGGTGTTTGAGGCGTAATGGCAATACCTTTTGCTGAACTTAATAAAATAAATCCTAGTTCGATTATTGAACTTTTTGAGCTTGAGCTTACTGTTGGCAAGCATATCGCTACAGGCAATCCGCAAAATTTACCTACAGTTTACAGATTTCATGCTGGTGCAAACCTTAATTCATTTGGCGAGGTTGTTTTTCAATCAAATACTTATCAAAGAGTGGCAGTAAAAATAGATGGTTTTGAAAGAAAAAGCACAGGTGTTTTGCCAAGACCTACAATAACATTTTCAAATTTAGGTGGCATATCTCAAAATCCAGCAACAGATCTTTTGATTACAATGAGTGATTTTTTGCAGATAGTCAATCAAGTGACACCTCATAATGATTTGATAGATGCCAAAATTACCAGAAAAATGCCATTAGCGTCTGCTTTGGATAATGCTAATTTTGCCTCTGGATCTAACCCCTTTGGCACTCCTAGCTCAGACAGATTGCGTGATGAGATTTTTATTATTGATAGAAAATCTGTTGAAAATAGACAGATTGTTCAGTTTGAACTTACAGCAGCCCATGACTTGGAAAATAGGTTAGTACCACAAAGAGTGGTCACAAGAGACTTATTTCCAGCCGTAGGCACGTTTGTATGATGCAAGAATATAAGTGGGCTAAAAAAGCTTTTGAACATGCTACAGAGGCATATCCAGAGGAGTGTTGCGGACTTATAGTAAATGTTGATGGTGTTGATATCTATTGGAAATGCAAAAACATTTCTCAAGCATATAAAGAAAAATCTTTTGTAATCGACCCTCTAGATTATGCAAGAGGAGAAGATCAAGGAGAGGTTCTTGGTATAGTACACAGTCACCCTGATGGAGAATTAGCTTTCAGTCATACTGATAGAATGGCCTGTAAGTATTTAGATTTACCTTTTTATCTTGTAGAACCTAAATCAGAGTCTATTATTGTTGTATATCCAGCCGAAATAAATGATTAAATTAACAATTTATGGAAGATTAAGAAAGTTTGTTGGTCAGTCAACTTTTAAAATAAAAGCTAAAAGTGCAAAAGAAGCTTTTAGTTTTTTAATCAATAATTTTCAAGGAGTCAAAGAACATATCAAAGATCAAGAGTATTGCATAATGGCTGGTGATCTAAGAATTACTGAAGAATTATTTGATATGCAAACAGAAAGCGATATAAAAATTGTTCCTGTGGTGCATGGTGAAATTTTCTTTTTGGCTGCTGGTGCATTATTTACCGCATGGGGAACTGGGGCAACAATTTTAGGTATTACCATAGGGGCTGCTTTACAAAGCACATTTCTAGCAATAGGAGTCAATATGTTAATTTCTGGTGTCACTGATATGCTTACACCTGACCCAAAACCTTTTAACTCTGATAGGCAAGAAGATCCACAAGACCCAAATTATTCATTTACAGGACTTTTAAATAATTCAAAACAAGGTGTGCCAATTAATATAATTTATGGAGAAACACTTGTCGGAAGCACAGTTGTTAGTTCTTCAATAGACACCTTTCAAGTAGTAAATGAGGAGAGTTAACTAATGCCTGTAGGATCTATCTCTGGAAGTTTTGGGGCTATGAGGGAGATTTTTGGAATTGTTGATGGTGACAAATTAAAGTCTATCGATTTCGGTACGGTTGTTGATATTTTGGCGGAAGGTCAGATCGAAGGAAGTGCCACAGCAAGCAAAGCTGGCATTACAGATAAGACCAGTGCTTCGTATAAAAATGCTTTTCTCAAGGACTTATTCTTGAATCGAACCGCAGTTTTACAGGCTGATGCTGATAACTCAGATCCAAGTGATTCAGAATTTAACTATCCAAAAGACAGACTTAGATTTGAGTTTCAAGATGGCACAGCGAATAATACTGTTCTTTTTGCTGCTGAACAGCAAAGCAGTGAAGTTATTACAGGAGACAAAGGTCAAGAATGTACTTTTCCTGTGGGCGGGTCTGCAACTGCTAGATCAGGAACAATTAGTAATACAAGCATTGATACATTACAAGTCAAAGTAAAATTCGATCAATTTTTTAAAGTTGATACAAGTAGTGGTGATAGACAGTCAACATCTGTTCAAGTAATTATAAAAGTGAATCCTAACAATGGATCTGCAATCACAGTTATTGATGAAACAGTGACTGGAAAAAGTTTTAATCCTTACAACAGAGATTATGGTATTGATTTGAGAGATTTATCTGGATATAACACAAACACATCTGGAGCTTCGGGTTCATTTTTTCCAGTAGTTGTAAGTGTTGAAAGAGGAAATGATGTTGGTGACGAAAATACTTTTAATAAGATGCGACTTGCAGAAATAAGACAGATTATAAGAGAGCCTAATAATTATCCAAACATAGCTTATACAGCATTAAGATTTAGCTCTGAGTTGTTTCAAACTGCTCCTAGACGAAATTTTAGATTAAGAGGAAAACTTGTAAAAATACCGCACAACGCAACTGTTGATTTAACAAATGGACGGCTGACTTATAGTGGCACTTTTAATGGCACTTTTAAAACTGATAAAGCTTGGACAAGCGACCCAGCGTGGGTGTTATTTGATCTTTTAACAGATAGTACAAGTGGCTGTGGTTTACCAGAATCTGAGCTAGATTCATTTAGCTTTTATGGTGTTAGTACATATTGTAGTGCTTTAGTTGATGATGGAAACGGAGGTCAGGAGCCACGATTCTCAATAAATGTAAACATCAACAACAGGCGTGATGCAATGCAGGTTGTTAGAGATATTTGTTCTGTGATGAGAGCAATACCGTACTATGAAGAAGGAACTATAAAAGTGGCTCAAGATGCTCCAAAAGACCATGCAAACCCAAGTTCTTTAAGCTTTGACTATGTTTTTAACAATGCAAATGTAATTGGTGGAGATTTTTTATATTCTGGTACATCTTCAAAAACTAGATTTAATGTTATAAATGTTTCTTATTTTGATCTTGAAACACAAGAAATAGATTATGTGACTGTCAAAGACACAAATGCACAATCAAAATATGGCACACAAACAAAAAACATTAATACTTTTGGAACAACCTCTAGAGGCATGGCACAAAGGGTTGGTAAATGGTTTTTGCACACACAGCAAAATCAAACAGAGTCAGTTTCTTTTGAAACTAATATTGCAGCGGGGTCAATATTAAGAATTGGCGATATTATCGGCATAGCAGATAGAGTAAAATCCTCAACCAGAAGAGGTGGCCTAGTCAAATCTGCAACTGTTTCTCAAATAACACTAGATGACTCTGGGGCAACAAATTTACCAGATTTAACTGATAGTCCGCAGATAAGTTGTATGCTTTCTGATGGCTCTGTAGAAACAAAAACAATTTCTAATTATACAACTGGTAACATAATAAATGTTTCGTCAAATTTTACTTCAGCACCTATTAGCAATAGTCCATTTATTCTTGAATCTGGAGAAATAGATGTTCAAGCATTTAGAGTTGTAGATATAAAAGAAAATACAAAAAAAACATTTTCTATTTCTGCTGTTAACTTCAATGAGGGTAAATATGCAGCCGTTGAAGATGGTGAACAATTACCCATCAAAAACATAAATATTCTTACAAGTATTTTGCCATCACCTCAAATTATTGATGGCTCTGATGGAACAAAAGCAATACAAGAGATTATTGTACTAAACAACAATAGACCTGTTCCAAAATTGTTTATTGATTGGCAGTCTGTCGAGGGTGCTTCTTTTTATCAACTCATTTATACAAAAGATGATGAAAACCCTGTCGTTGTAAATACACAACAGTCTGAATTTGAAATACTACCCTCTCAAGCTGGTACATACAAAATTCAAATTTATACAATTAATTCTATTGGTGAAAAAAGTGCAAGTCCCACAGAGGTGACTATTGATACTGCTGGCCTAACTGCTGTTCCAGAAAATCCAACGAATTTTGAAATTGAGCCTCTAAATAACTCACAAGTAAAATTATCATGGACAAAAAGTACAAGTCTTGATGTTTTATTTGGCGGGGCTTGTGTCATAAGACATTCTCCAAACACATTGTCATCAGCAACTTTTTCTAACTCAAGTGACTTAAATGAAAATATAAATGGATCAACAAATGAAATAATCCTACCAGCATTAACAGGGACTTATTCTTTAAAATTTCGTGATTTAGGTGGTAGGCTCTCAACTACAGAGGCAAAAGTTGAGCTTGCATTGCCAGAAATGGCAGATGAATTATTAGTAATTAGTCAAAGAGAACAGACTGCTTTTAGCGGCACAAAAACAAATGTTACTGTTAGCTCAGGAGCATTGCAGTTGACAGATCCAGCATCTAATCTTACAGGATCTTATGAGTTTGCATCTGTTTTAGATTTTGGGGCTGTCTTTCAAAATGTAAGACTAAAAAGACACGTTAAAAGTGAAGGGTTTTTTGTATCAGATTTATTTGATTCGATTCCTGATTTAGATGCCAGACTTAATTTTGACGGTGCTGGTAGTGATCGTGTAAAAAGTAAATTACAAGTTCAAACATCACAAGATAACTCAAGTTTTACAACTGCTCAAAATTTATTTAATGGATCATTCAGTGCAAGAGCTTTTAAATTTACAAGTAATTTAATTTCTGTTGATGCAAATGAAAATATTAAATTTACTGAATTAGGTTTTGATGCTTTCTTGCCATCTAGAACAGAAAATAAATATCAATCAGGAGGAAATATTATCAGCACACCTTTGCAATCAGGAACCGCATCTGGTGGCTTATCAGTTGTATTTGGCAAGCCATTTTTTACAGGAACAAGTGCTATTGGTGGCTCAACTACTACGTTTTTACCCTCAATCGTTATAGCTCCAGAGAATATGCCTAGCGGTGCGTTTTATGAATTAAGTGCTATTTCTGGGGCAGGGTTTACAATAGTATTCAAGAACTCCTCAAATACAGTGATTGATGTGAAATTTACGTTTCAAGCGTTAGGATATGGCAAGGGAGCCTAAGTAAATGACAAGAGTTAATTCTACTGGCAAAGAGACTGCAAGCAATTTCTCACCTGATAATGGAACAGGACTTGCAGTTCGTACAGCTTTGAAAGATGTATTAGAGTCGCTTAGAACAGTTAACAGTGCCGCTGGTGATCCGTCTGGGGCTGCTAATCTCGCAGCTTATCAATTACATATAAACACAGATAGTAATTTACTAAAAATAAGAAACGCTGCAAATTCAGATTTTATTGAGCTAGGTAATATAAGTCAAACTAACTTTGGCTTTTTATCAGCATCAGGAGGCACACTTACTGGCGTATTAGCTGCCTCTGCTGGGTCTGCCTCTGCTCCAGCTTTACATTTTGGAGACAGCACTACAGGTTTTTTTAAAAAAGCAACAAATCAAATTGGATTAACCTTTGCTGGGACAGAAAAATTATTTTTTGACCAAAACGGTGTTACTTTACAAGCTCAGTCAGATTTACGTTTTGCTGATTCTGACAGTTCTAATTACATAGCTTTGCAAGCCCCTACAACTGTATCAAGCAACGTCACTCTGACTCTACCAGCTACAGATGCACCTGTTAGTGGATATGCACTCATATCTGATGGCTCAGGAACTTTAAGCTGGGGTGTTGCTGGTGGCGGTGCAAACGGTAATGGATCAAATGAAATTTTCTGGGAAAATGACCAAACCGTAACTGGTGATTATTCAATAACCAATGGTAAAAATGCTGGAAGTTTTGGCCCTATAGAAATAGGAAGTGGCGTTACAGTTACAGTTGGTTCTGGAGAGACATGGACAGTAGTATAAGTATGTATATAATAGATTCATGAGCCAATTAAAAGTTGACAGTATTATTCCGAGAGGTGGTTTGCCATCTGGTGCTAGTGGTGGAATAATTCAAATTGTTCAAACGGTCAAAAGCGACACTTTTACTGCAAACACTGGCAGTTCTTTTGTTGATATTACAGGCATGACAGTAACGATTACTCCGCAAAGTGCAAGTAATAAAATTCTAATAATTCCAAGTCTAAACATGGCTGCAAACCAATCTCATAGACATGGTTTTATTATTGTAAGAGGTAGCACTACTATTCATATAGCTGATGCTGCAAGTAATAGAACAAGATCAACAGCTTTTCAAGGGAACCCCCCAACAAGTGTCAACAGTTATCATTACTGCGTACCTTTTTTAGATTCTCCAAGTACTACCAGTGCAACAACTTATAAATTGCAATGTAGAGGAGAGGGAAGTAACACAGATATTTTTGTAAATAGAGGTGAAAGTGATACAGATGCGGGTGATAGATTTCGTGGTGCATCATCAATGACAGCAATGGAGGTGGGAATGTGAGTTTAGATCATAATGCCATAATGAGAGCTTATCCAAATTTTGGTGTAATAGATGACGGTACAGGTGTTTTTGATAAAAGTGGCAATAAAATTGAGATAGATCAAGCTCTTGTTGATGCTGCACGAACCGCACTAGACGCTGAAGCTGCTGCAAATAAATATAAAACTGATAGGTTAGGTGGCACGTTAGGCGATAAGGTTGGCACATATTATGCTGATATTGGAGATCAACTTGATATGTTGTATAAAGATATGCTTGCAGGTAAACTAGACACAACTGGAACATGGGCTACCCACATAAAAGCTGTTAAAGACGCAAATCCAAAACCATGAGTACATTATCAGTTGCTACAATTAAAAGTGCATCTTCGGCAGCACCAGTATTTCAAAATTCATCTGGTGTAGAAAAAGGACAGCTTGCAAAAGCTTGGTGTAATATGAATTGTCAAAGCACACCAGCTTTTAGGGATAGCTTTAATTTTAGTTCAATCACAGATCATGGAACTGGTGATTTTGAGCTTAGTTTTACCAATGCAATGTCAAATGCTAACTACGCAGTAACAGGTAGTAATGTTGGAGCAACCTCAAACTCTTTTTCAACAATTTTTGGTGATACTTCTGGCAGTCCAGTCAGTAATCAATTACAAACTGGATCTGTAAGATTTAAAACACCAGCTATGAGTAATGCACTTACACTACAAGACACAGACTTCATTCATTGTGTCATTCATGGAGATTAATAAATGAGCACACTTAAAGTCAACACGATTCAAGATGCAAGCGGTGGTAATGCTTCAACAGCCTCTGAAATTCGTAGTGGGATATTAAGAGCTTGGATAAATTATGATGGTTATGGAGCATCAATCAGAGCAAGTTATAACATTTCAAGTGTTACTGATAATGGAACAGGAGATTATACATTTTTCTTAGATACAGATTTTGCAGATGTTAATTATTGTTGGACAGGCACAGCAACCACAGCAACAGGTACAGAAACTACAGTCAGAGATATAGGCTTTTCAACTGCTAGTTCTAGTACGAGTAATAATGCACATTTAGCTGACAGAACAAGAGTAAGTACTTGTTCTACTACAAATAATTCTCTTTTAGATTCAAGACAAGTTATGATTCAATGGATTAGATAAATTTTGCCCATTTATAACAGCTAATATATAATTAAAGAAAAAACTTATGGCTAAATCAGACACACTATTTGTTTACGAAAATGATGATGGCGGTATCTCTATTGTTATTCCAGCAGATAATTGTGATTTAACTTTAGATCAAATTCGAGCTAAAGATTGCCCTAGTGGTAAGACAGTTTATACTGTTAATAAATCTGCAATTCCTACAGATAGGAGTTTCAGAAATGCTTGGACTTATACGGAGTAAATTATGGGATTTGGAATTGACATGGCAAAAGCCAGAGAAATACATAAAACAAATATAAGGGCAGCAAGAATTCCAAAACTTGCAGAACTTGATGTTGAATTTCAAAAAGCACTAGAAACAGGTGCAAGCACAACTGATATAGTTGCTAAAAAGCAAGCATTAAGGGACGCACCAGCAGACTCTGGTATTGCAGCGGCTTCAGATGTTACAGCACTAAAGGCACAATGGAAAACTGATATACTTGGCACATCACCTTATAGCTAAATGGCGATAAATCCAGCCCAAAAAGATTTTACTGTTCAACGCAGGGCTGATTTTCCTTTGACTTTAACTTTCAAAGATGGAAATGGTGATGCAATTAACCTTACTGGATATACTGTAGCTGCTCAGGTTTATGACGAAGATAGATCAACTTCTTATGGATCGTTTGCTGTGACATATACAAATAGAACTGCTGGAGTAATTGATATTAAGCTCACAGATACAACAACTGCGGCATTCACTCCAAATGAATTGAAATATGATGTTTTATTAACAGAACCAGATGGTGACAAATATTATTATTTAGAGGGTACACTATACATAAGTGAAGGTTACACCGCATGAGCAGCCCTAATTCTGTCACA